GTTGCTAGTTATCGTAAATATTACATAATAGAAAAAAGAAGATTTGCTACCTGGAAGGCACCTGCTAAAATGCCAGATTGGTACAAAAAAGGAGTTGAGAATGACAGTAGAGTTTAAACCATTGAATGATAATGTTCTTATAGATTATGAAGAACAAAACGAAGAAAAAACTAAAGGTGGTATTATTATGACCACTAAGGAAAGGCCACAACAAGGTAAAGTTGTTGCTGTAGGTTTAGGTAGAAAAAGTTATACTACAGGTGAACGAATACCTATGATAGTGAAGGTTGGTGATGAAGTTAAGTTTGCCGCTTTTGCTGGTAAAGAGGTAAAAGTAGAAGGCAAAGAATACTTTTTAATGCCTGAAACTGATATACAAGGTATTGTGGAGAAATAAAATGGCCTTTAAGTGGGATGGTAAAAGTAGAGTATCAAATGATACATACAGAAATAACTTTAATGATATTTTTAAAACCAATCCTATGGCTAAAGAGGTTAGGACACCAAAGTACAAACAAAAGGTAGTTAAACCTAAAAAAGGCAAAGGTAGTTTTACTAGAAAGAAATAATTATGGAGTATGAAGAAATGGAAAAGTTGTCCTTAGAAGAGTCTAAAAGACAGACAAAAGAACGTAGAGAAGAAGGACTAAATATGATAAGACCATTTACATTTGACGAGAAAAAAATGTTATGGGATGGTTTAAGGGAGGATAAACATGGCGATAAGTGATTATAGTAGCCACGATTGGCGTAAATATACAGATGACGCTGTTGTAGTTGCTTCAAATATAGGAATACAATTAGAGGTAAATAAAAGTAAAGTTATATTTACAAATCCAAAAACTCTAAAAAAAGAGGAGGTAGATGTATCCAGACTTGTTAGAGTTTTTGTTAACAACGTAGTAGGACAAAGGAAAAGCATAAAATGATAAAAGAAGCATTAATAAAAAAACTAGAAGGCGATATAGAAGTTGCTAAAGTAGATTTAAGAACTTTCTTAGCACAACCAATTGGTGTTGCTGAACATATAGACTATGTGGTAACAGCAGAAAAGAAATTAGACTCACTAGCACATGCTGAAGATAAGTTAGAGTCATTGTTAAAATTATAATGCCAATCTATACTTTCTATAACAAAAAGACCAAAAAAGAATTTGACGAAATGATGTCAATATCTGAAATGGAAGAGTATAAAGAGAAGAATCCACACATATCACAGGTAATTACAGGCCTAAATATTGTAAGTGGTGTAGGTAGTATAAAACAAGACGGTGGATGGAAAGATAACTTAAGCAGAATTGCTGAGGCACACCCTAAAAGTGCTTTAGCAGATAGATACAGTAGAAAAACAATTAAACAGCAAAAAACAGAGCAAGTATTAGCTAAACATAGGAAAAGGAAGAAATAATGGCAGACGATATACCAGATTTTATGAGAGGTTTTGACCTTGATGATGATTGGGGTATGACGCCAGTTTCATCAACACCTGAAGAAAAACCAAGTGTTGACCCTAAGATAGTTGAAGACAGTAAATTAGAAATCTCAAAGGTAAAAACAGACGTTAAAGACATCAAAAGTATGATGAATGAGATAATGCAAATTGTTGCTGATAAAGAAACAGTAACAAAAGAAGTAACAGATGAAACGGTAAAGGCAAGATTTAAAGACATAGAAAAGATTGTGTTACCATTTTTATACAATTTAAGCAAGAGTGACGAACCATATATACATTGGCCTAATAGAGGACCAATTATAAAAGGACAGATAGAGAAAATATTAAAACTTACAAGGGGATAATATGAACTTAAAAGAACAACATAAAGAAATGAAAAGAGAAGTTGAAATATTAGAACAGAAACGTAGATCAGACAGAGGTAGCGTTTCGTGGCAGATGATTAAAGACGCTAAGAAGCTTAAATTAAAAGCAAAGGAAAGATTAAATGAAATTAAGCAATAACTTTAGTTTAAAAGAGATGACAGCCTCACAGACAGCTGTTCGTAAGGGTATTAGTAATAACCCTAGCGAAGACCACATGAATAGTTTAAAAGCTTTATGTGAAAATGTTTTACAAAAAGTAAGAGACCATTATGGTAAAGTGGTTACGGTGTCCAGTGGGTATCGTAGTCCTGAGTTGTGTGAAGCCATAGGCTCAAGCAAAAATTCACAGCATGCCAAAGGGCAGGCGGCCGATTTTGAGGTGTTTGGATTGAGCAACGCTGAGTTGGTAAAATGGATCAGTGAGAACTGTGATTTTGACCAAATGATATTGGAGTTTCACAATTTAGATGAACCCAATTCAGGATGGGTACACTGCTCGTATAGGTCAGATGGTGAAAACCGTAAGCAGATATTAAGAGCTTACAAGAATGAAAGTAATAAGACTTGTTATGAGTCTTATGTGCCTAGCTGAAAAGAAGATAGGGAAGAGTTGAGAAACGATCCCGAAAAGATAAAAAACCACATGTTAGATTACCGGTCTAACTAGGCTTGACTTTTATTGTAAATGATGATATATTGGAGATATTATGACTAAAAAATTTAATTTTGTTGATTTAGATAAATCAAAACTTCCTAAGACCAAAGGTAAACGAATTGATGGTTTTAGATTCTATGACATAGATGGTAAGAACTATCCATCTGTTACAACTGTTCTTGGTATTCTTAAAAAAGAAGGCCTACAAAAATGGCGAGATAGTATTGGTGAAAAGGTCGCTCAATGGGAAATGGGCAGAGCCTCTCGTAGAGGTAAGGCTACTCACACACTAGTTGAACAATATATTAAGAACGAAACACCGTCTATACGTGACGTGTTACCATTAGGTTTATTCAAACTACTAAAACCATACGTAGATCAGATTGACAATATACATTTGCTAGAGGCAATCATGTTTAGTCATAAGCTTACGATTGCTGGTCAGGTAGATTGTATTGCTGAGTACAATGGTAAGTTATCTGTAATAGATTTTAAGACGGCCAACAAGGAGCGACAAGAAAGCTGGATTGAGAATTACTTTTTACAAACGGCTGCCTATGCCATTATGTACGAAGAAACTTTTGGTACCCCTATTGAGCAATTAGTCGTTATGTTAGCTAGTGAAGATGGCACATCACAAATATTCGTTAAGAACAGAGCAGATTACGAGAAAGAACTTGTCAAAGCGATTGATGGTTTTTATAAATATTATGAAGAACTAAACAAAGATAAGATCAAGCAAGACTAACGCCCATATCTTATTTAAAGATATGAAAAAACTATTAATCTTAATCTGTCTATTGTGGGCTACAATCAGTTACGCTGAAACAACTAGCAAATACAATCTATACATGATGCAATATCCTATGATGTGTGGTTTACCATCAGACGTAGATAGATATATTGATGATAATAAATTTACTGCTATTAATGTAAGTTTTGGTAAAGAAAATGCTAATGAAAATGGTGACGTGGTATTTGCTATCACATATTACATCAACGATAAACACCAAACCTTGGCAGTGGCAGAAACACCAGCAGATCCATATAAGTGTATGATATTTCATACCTTTGATATGGTAATGAACACAAATCTATTAGGCACAGACACATAAGCTTGACTTTTTAGGTCAGTTATGTTATATTGGAAATGTTATATAACGTAGAGGTGGCGAAATCTAGCGGTAGTACCCACCTCGTATTATGAAAGTGAAAAATGAATAGTAAAGAATTTAGTTTAAAAATAGAAAACATGGTCAAAGAAAAAAAGTGTTCTTATATGGACGCTGTAATATTATATTGTGAAGAATTAGAAATTGATCCTTCAACAGCAAAACCATTAATATCAAAATCATTAAAAGAAAAGATTAAATTAGAAGCAACTAATTTAAGAATGTTAAAATATCCAAAGTGTGGCCAATTACCTATATGAAAGAGTTTGATTACAGCTTAGATTATAAACATTTAAAATTTAAACCTAATGATACTAGATACAGAATAGGTAGAGGTGAGCAAGGTGTTTTATTAGTAAGACCATATACAGATGATATATGTAAACACTGGCGATTTAAAACTCTCAAAGAGGCCATAGTATCATCACAAAAAATATTTGACATGTATTTAGATTACAGAATAAGAAAAGATTTTGTTGGTATGGATATGTGTAGAAAGTTTTTAGAAATGGGTTTTACACGAGCAAGAAGATATGCCAATCACAAAGACGGTAATAAATATGGTAAAGATGGTAAAGTATTGCCACAAGAGCCTGATTGGGCGACAAGTGAAAAGGCAAAGGCAGCCACAAGATTTAGAGAGTTTAGAAACCTTGTTACACAAGACGAATTTTATATAAGTATGAGAAAAGAATGGCGAGATAAAGAGAATGTACGGAGGGTATGATGTATTTAAAGTGTATCTTGGAGTTAAATTACACTTCACAACTAAAACATACGATTATGTTAAATATGAAGGAAAGGTCAACTGTAAACTAGAAACATTTACGAAACGAAACGATAGATATTTCTTTCACAAGTTGAGTAAACAATATGGACAAACTGATATACTTGATTTCTTTGTTGCTAACTTTGCTTCAGATAGCAAGGGATGGATTGGTAATTTGTTACAAAGAGATGGTAAAGATGTTTACTTGGATTATAAAAAAAGGAAAGAAGCCTTTGGCTACCACTTTAGAAACGATTGTGTACGTATTAATGATGACTTTAATGCTAACAATATTCGTTTTGATGATGGTTTCATATGCCATAGCGGACAACATCCTAGACTTCTACGCCTACATCTACAAAAAAGAGCGTCTAAGCAAACCCTCATTGTGCTTGACCAAATCTTATCGTTTAGCAAAAATTGGACTAAAGAGATTACCGAGAAAGTTGTCTGGCCTAAAATCTCATATACGCTTACCAAGTTAAAACCTTTTATTAGGTTTAATGAAACAGAATGTAAAATGATTATGAAAGATGTATTTGTAAAATGAAACGAGTTTTTTGTATAGGTAATGGTGAGAGTAGGCAAAGTTTAGATTTAATTCAATTAAGACCACATGGTATAATATACGGTTGTAATGCCTTATATAGAGATTTTACACCAGATGTATTGACGGCAGTTGACATGGGTATCTCACACGAAATATATCATAGTGGCTATGCTTACAATAATCAATGTTATTTTAGAAACTGGTCAAAAGTGCCTGCTGAACTATATGATAATATGGTCAAGGCTGGTGCCTCAGATGATGACTATGAACTGGCAAAACAAGAAGATGTATTTTTAACAAATGAAAAAACACCAGAAACAAGTCAGTTTGTAATGCATGGCTCAACTGTTTCAGGTGCCGTTACAATATTAAAAAGAGATAAATCAAAACAAAGAAAACATATACAACAAAAGGCAATCAAAATATCTTGGATTAAAGATAACGACAAGTCTAATTGTATCAATGATATATTACACGAAACAAAAGACCATGGCTGGGCATGTGGTCCTACTTCAGCCTATATTGCCTGTACAAGAGAAGAACCTGAAGAAGTGTATATGATAGGCCACGATTTAAATAGCCAAACTAATCTAGTAAACAATATGTACAAAGGCACACCTCATTATGTAACAGATAAGAGTTTGCCAACACCTAGTGTAAATTGGGTGGTACAGTGGAAACAGGTGTTTTGGGACTATAATGGTAAGAACAAAAACCATAGAGTTAAGTTTATAAAGGTAAATCCAGACCTACGAAATACAGACCCCGTCAACGCTCCACCACTAGAATGGGATGGCACGGTGACCAATCTGGAGTATATGAATATGAAAGACTTCCGAAAGAAGTTTAATATCAAATGAGCATTGACTTTTTAGTCAGGCTGTGTTATATTAGATGTTATGTTTGATGAAATAATTTATAAAACATTAGATAAGATTGTGGAGTGGTGTGAACGATATAGAAAATATAGATTGACAAGGTCTCTACCAAAAGAATGCTGGGATGAAGAAACAAATAAAAAAGCAATAAAAAAATGGGTAAAAGAGAAGATAAAGTCTTATAAATAAAAATGATACCGTTAATACAGGTAACACAAATACAACGAATACAAAGTAATAAGGAGAAAATATGGACTTTGAAACATTAAAAAGCTCGTCAAGTAATTTTGACAAACTTACAAAAGCACTAGAGCAAAACCTTGCTCCAGAAGATCAACAAAACAAAAACAAATACCAAGATGACAGGTTCTGGAAACCTGAACTAGATAAAACAGGTAATGGTTATGCTGTTATCAGATTTTTGCCGGCAGTTGAAGGCGAAGAACTACCTTGGCAAAGAGTATGGTCACATGCCTTCCAAGACAAAGGTGGTTGGTATATTGAGAACTCTCTAACAACACTAGGTCAAAAAGATCCTGTGTCAGAGGAGAACACTAGACTTTGGAATACAGGTTTAGATAGTGATAAAGAGATAGCTAGAAAAAGAAAAAGAAAGTTATCTTACTATTCTAACATTATGATTGTATCTGATCCTAAACATCCAGAGAATGAGGGTAAAGTATTCTTATTCAAGTTTGGTAAAAAGATATTTGATAAGATCACTGAAGCGATGCAACCTGCTTTTGATGATGAGCAACCAATCAACCCATTTGATTTTTGGAAAGGTGCTAACTTTAAACTAAAGATCAGAAAAGTTGATGGCTATTGGAATTATGATAAATCTGAGTTTGAGGGTGTGTCAGCACTTGCTGAGCAAGATGACAAGATCAAAGAAGTTTGGTCAAAACAACACGCTCTAAAACCTTTCCTTGACCTTAGTAATTTTAAGACCTATGATGAACTTAAAGAGAAACTGAATAGGGTAATTACAGGTGATCGAAACGCTAGCACGGTAGAAAATGCAAACCTCCCGCCAAAAACTACCACGCCAGTGAAAAGCGAACCAGTTGCCTCTTCAGCGGCTAGTGATGAAGACGACACGTTGTCTTACTTTAGTAAATTAGCTGAGGAAGAGTAATCTATCTCTCTCTAAACTGAAAGCTTTAGGAGGCCGTTAGAAATAACGGCCTCTTTTGTATTTTTAGCGTATAAATATAGTTATGGCAAGTATCCTAGATCCGCTAGTAGATAAACAAGGTGGCATAAAGAAGTCAGCAAATTGGTATAGAACAAATGTTCAATCAATGGCTGATAAATTTACAGCCAGAAAGTTGATGAATCAAGGCAGGTTATTAGGCTTACCTAGTGGTGGTAGATTAAACATGTTTTTCTATGACCCTAAAGGTAAGAAGAAATTACCTTACTATGATACGTTTCCGTTAGTATTACCTTTAGAATCAATTAGAGGTGGTTTTTTAGGTATGAACTTTCACTACTTGCCCTACTTGTTAAGATTTAGATTATTAGAAAGAATGCAAAAGTTTTCTACAGGTGGTTTTGATAGAACAACTAGATTAGACGCTAACTATGATGATATAAAAAGTATTGGTCTAGCAAGACCAACAATTAAGAAATATCTTTATAATCATGTTCAATCACGTTTTCTAAGAATAGATTTTGATGAGGCAGTATTGGCAGCTTATTTACCAGTACAACAATTTAAAAAGGCAGGCACAAGTAAAGTGTGGTCAGACAGTAGGAGAATGATCTAATGGCAATTTTAAGAGGTGGTCGTAGAATAGGTAACTTTGATATAAGAGTTGGTATACCTAGAGATAGGTCACTACAAAATGTATTAGGTGATCCTAGATTAAAACAAAGAGCAGGTGGTAATCCTGAATCTACAATGGGTAGATTTATGGCTAAAATCGCCGAGGGTGAGGGCTTTGCTAGACCAAACAGATTTTTAGTTGACTTTATTCTACCAAGAGGTATAAATGAAACAGCTATAGCTGCTACAGACTTTGATAATGAATTTGTATTTGAAGAAGAAATTAGTAGATCAACAAGACCAGGCCAATTACGATCAGAAACAGAATTACAAAGAGGTTTAAGAGCGTTTTGTTATAACGCTGAGTTACCTGCCAGAAACATAGATACAAAACCTTTTCAAACATATGGTCCTAAAAGAGAAGTCGCTTACGCTTACAGTTTTCCAGGTGAGATAACATTATCATTTTATGCTGACAAGTATTTAAGACAAAGAGCATTTTTTGAAATGTGGCAAAACTCTATTATGGATCAGGCCACCCATAATATGCATTTTTATGATGAGTATGTTGGTGGTATCAGAGTATACCAATTAGGTGCTTTTTCTGGTGACGCCTTTAGAGATAGGATATCTTATGGTGTAGAACTGTTTGAAGCTTTTCCTAAATCTATCATATCAGTACCATTAGATTATGGTAATACAGATATACAAAAAGTATCAATAACATTTTCATTTAGAAATTGGATAAATTTATCACTAGACCAAGTTAGTAACTATACAGTTGGTGGTGGATTTAAAGTGCCTACTGTTAAACAAGGTAACAGAGGCTTACTAGGTAATATACTAAGTAAATTACCACCAGAAATAAGACGAGCAGGTAGGGACGCTGTAAACGTAATAAGACAAAGAGTCCCAATTGGATCGGTGTTTGGAGGCAAAGTATTCCCACCATTCTTATAATATTGAAGGAGTAAATAATGGCATTACCAATAGCTAATGTAGCACAATATGAGTTGACTTTACCATCTCAACAAAAGAAAATCAAGTATAGACCATTTCTTGTAAAAGAAGAAAAGATTTTACTAATGGCACTTGAAACACAAAAACCAGAAGACATGCTTGAAGCAGTAAAGAATATAGTCAAGTCATGTACATTTAACGAAGTTAATCCTGAAGACTACCCTATGTTTGATTTAGAGTATATCTTTTTACAAATAAGAGCTAAGTCTGTAGGTGAGGTCGCTAAAATTAAGGTGCTGTGTCCAGATGATAAGAAAACCTATGAAAAGATAGAGGTTGATTTATCTAAGGTTGAGGTGTATGTTGAAGACGACCATAGTAACAACGTGGTTTTAGACGAAGACAGAAAACTAGGTGTAGTATTAAATTATCCGTCACTAAAGATTATCAATAGTGGTATTCTAACTGGTGATGTAAAATTAGCACAAATGTATGAATTAATTGTAAACTCTATAGATCAAATCTATGAGGGTGACAAAGTACATATGGCTAAAGATACAGATAAAAAAGAATTAGATGAATTTGTAAATAATTTATCTGGTGATCAGATGAAAAAAATACAGAGTTTCTTTGAAACCATGCCTAGATTAGAGCAAAAAGTCAAAGTAATGAACTCAAAAACCAAGGTAGAGAGTGAAGTTACGCTGAAAGGTCTGGCCGATTTTTTCGGATAGCCCTCTCACACGATAGTTTAGAAAACTATTATGAAACTAATTTTGCTCTGATGCAACATCATAAATATTCATTGAGTGAATTAGAAAATATGTTACCGTGGGAGAGGGAGATTTACATAACCCTTTTAGTACAGTATTTAAAAGAAGAAAAAGAAAAAAGAACCAGAGAGGCGATGAAGTAATGGACGACAAGATTGTAGTTGAAGACAAGATAAAAGTAGCAGAACCAAAACAAAAGATTAAGGTTGATTTAGAGGTAGACACCTCTGTAAAAGACCTTGGTGTCAACCCATACGCTAAACTAATACACATGGCAAGAGCTGTTGACGCTTGGAGAATATTTCCAAGATTATTCTTAACAGTTTACATAGTGTTATTATATAAATGTGTGATATGGTACATGAATTTAGGTGCTCCTACTATGGAACAGAGTGGGCTAATTAGTATCGTAGTTGGTGCTGGCGCTGCCTGGTTTGGTCTATACACAGGCACAAGTAAGAAAAGTAAATA